GGCAATCGCCCGCAGGCTTTCATATCTGGGTGGGTTTTGAAAACCGATTTTATAATTACGAAAGGTAATGAATGATCCTTCGAACGCAGAAATCCCTGAAGGACGAGCTGCTGGACTGGGCCAAGTCCAACGAAGATGAAGCTGCGCACTGCAGAGGCGTAGCGGCAAGCGCCCGAGCGCGCGCGGAGCAGAGCGACAAGGACGCGGCCGCATTGGAGAAGCGCGCAGCCGAGTACCGCGCCCTGGCCGAAAAGTCCTAATGTCCGTCCACATGAACCGCGCCGAAATCGCCCAGGCCATGGGCGTTTCGGAACCTACCATCGACCGCTGGCTGAAGGACGGCTGCCCCATCGTGCAGCGTGGCCGGCGCGGCGTGGCTGCCGTGTTCGACCTGCCGACCGTCGTTCAGTGGCGCGTCGAGCAGGCGGCCCGCAACGCGGCGGGTGAAGCGCCGGACGGCATCGAAGAAATCGAAAAGCGCACCGCCGCCGCCAAGATGCTGAAGGCCGAACTGGAACTAGCCCAGGCCCGTGGCGATGTCGCGCCAGTCCGCGAGTTCGAACGCGCCCAGGCCAAGGCGTTCGCCGAGGTCCGCGCCAACGTCATGAACGTGCCACAGCGCGTGGTCATCCAGCTGCTGGGCGAAACCAACGAAACCCGGTTCAAGGAAGTGCTGCGAGGGGAACTGACGCTGGCCCTGCAGGCAGCGGCCGAAGCTGACCTGACCCTGGCCGACGACGAGGAAGAAACCACGCAATGAAGAACAAGGCGAAGCCATTCACCGAGACCGGCGACCAGCAGGCCGGATACCTGATCTATTGCCCTGGCTGTCGCATGGCACACCCCGTCAACGTCGAGCGCCCGAACATTGCTACGGGCGCGCGGTGGACGTTCAACGGCGACCTTCAGCGCCCGACATTTTCGCCGTCGCTGCACCTGCCTGGCGTGTGCCATTCGTTCATCCGCGATGGCTTCATTCAGTTCCTGCCGGACTGCAATCACCGACTGGCTGGGCAGACTGTCGAACTGCCTTCTTTCAGGTATTCAGACGACCCTGACGACATCGAATGACCGCCGCCGAAACCTTCAGCAACGCCGACGCCGTGCTGGCCGCGATCCGGCGGGCCGCCGTCAACCTGATCCCGCCGGCCGACATCCTGCCGTCGCACTGGGCGGAACAGAATGTGCGCATCCCCGTCGGCAATGCCATCCCTGGTCCGATTTCGTTCCTGAACGCGCCGTACCAGCGCGGCATGCTGGACGTTATCAAGGAACCCGGCATCCGCCGCGTGTCCTACATGACCGGCGCGCAGCTGGGCAAGACGACCATCCAGCAGTGCATCACGGGCTACTTCATCGCGCACGAACCGCGCAGCCAGATATTCGTGCAGCCGACGCAGGGCGACATCCAGACCTTCCTGGAAACGAAGCTGCGCCCCATGCTGGACGCGAACCCGGCGATTTCCGACAAGATGGCGAAGCAGCGGGGCCGCGAGGGCGTCAACAACAGCCGCATCATCAGCTACGTGGGCGGCTGGCTGATGTTCAGCTGGGCCGGCTCGCCTAAGACCCTGCGCGGCCGATCCGCGCCGATCACCCAGGCCGACGAAATCGACGGCATGGACGCGACGCCGGAAGGCGATCCGGTCGAACTGCTGGCGCAGCGCGCCGCGACCTTCGGCGACCAGGCCATCCGCACCGAGTCGAGCACCCCGACCATCAAGGGCGAAAGCCGGATTGAAACCGGGTTCGATGAGGGCGACCAGCGCCGCTACTATGTGCCCTGCCCCGACTGCGACGAACCGCAGTGGCTGAAGTGGTCGCAGGTCCGCTGGACCGGCCGGCGCTCGACCAGCATCAAGGAAGCCGAACTGGACGTGGGCCAGGACCACCAGCCGGACACCGCCGTCTACGTGTGCGAGCACTGCGGCAGCTGCTGGGACGACGGCCAGCGCATCGCGGCCATCCGCACGGCAGAAGCCAAGGGCCACGGCTGGCGCGCGCACAAGCCGTTCCGTGGTCATGCGTCGTTCCATGCTCCTGAAATGCTTTCCACGTTCCGCCGGCTGTCGGCCATCGTCCAGTCGTACCTGGACAAGCTGGCCCTGGACGACATCCAGTCGTTTCAGAACGTCAGCCTGGGCGAGACATACGAAGAAATTGGCGAGAAGGCCGACCCAACGACCCTGAAGGCGCGCGCGCAGATCGAGGTCTGGCCCGTCGCCGTGCCAGCTGGCGGCCTGTTCCTGACGGCCGGCATCGACATGCAGAACGACCGCCTGGAGGTCGAAATCGTGGCCTGGGGTATAGGCGAGGAATCCTGGTCAGTCGAATACCGCGTGCTGTGGGGCGACACGCTGCAGGCCGACGTGTGGGAAGACCTGGAAGACATGCTGGCCGAAACCTGGCTGCACGAGTCCGGCGCACAGATGGCCATCGGCGGCGCGCTGCTGGACACAGGCGGCACCGCCGGCCACACGCAGCGGGCCTATGAGTTCGCCAAGGGAAAGACTGGCCGCCGCCTGTTCGCCGGCAAGGGCATGGGAGGATGGGGCATGCCCGTGGTCACGGCCCCGCAGCGCAAGCAGTCGGGCAAGCACGCCCGAAAGGTGGACCTGTTCGTGGTGGGCGTGGACGAAGCCAAGCTGATCGTGATGCGCCGCCTGGCCAAAAACGAGTTCGGCCCCGGCTATTGCCACGTTCCGGCCGACCGTGAGGACGAATGGTTCAAGCAGATCACGGCCGAAAAGCTGCTGACCAAGTACGTGAAGGGCCAGCCGAAGCGCGAGTGGACGAAGCCCGACAAGGCCCGCAATGAAGCCCTGGACTGCCGGGTGTATGCCTATGCGGCCCTGAAAATCATGAATCCGTCGTTCAAACGGCTGGCAGAACGCCTGAAAGTGCCGGAAATCGCAAAAATCGAGCAAAAAACGCCGGAAATCGTCGAAAAAACACCGAAAATCGAGCCGAAAACGCCCGTAAAACGGTCGCCCGCAGCCGCCCAGCCGCTGCCTGCGGGAAACCCACCACAAGATGCAAAGCCCGCCCCGGCGGAAACTAAGCCCATTAAACGGTCCACCAAGGCGAAAAAACAGGGTGGATGGGTGCATTCTTGGCGATAGGGCGACGTGAATTCGATTCTTCCAGGCAGTTTTTCTGCGGGACTGACATTTGAAGCCACCGCGACATCGACCGCGTACCCGGCTGCAGCAGGCTGGGTGTTCACGGCGATGTTGCGGGGGCCGTCCGCCATCGACCTGACCGGCACGACCGCCGGAAACCAGCACATCATCGTCGCCACTGCGTCTGAAACGGCCGCCTGGCCGCCTGGTGACTACGCATACACGATCCGCGCGACCAACGGCCCCGACGTGGCCGAGGTCGAGGCCGGATACATCACCATCAAGCCGGACATGGCCAGCCTGCAGGCTGGTTCGGAAATCCGCACGCACGCCGCCATCGTCCTGGCGAACATCGAAGCCGTGCTGGAGAAGCGCGCGACCCAGGACCAGCAGCGCTACACGATCAACAACCGCGAACTGTGGCGCACGCCCATCGCTGACCTGCTGCTGCTGCGGAACGCGTACCGCAACCTGGTGCTGCAGGAGCAGCGCAAGGCGCGGGGCCAGTCGGCCTATGGCCGCAGCGTCCGCGTTCGCTTCGTCTGCCCGACATGAACCTGAGATTCTGGAAGCGGCAGCCAGCCGAAAAACAGCCGCGTCGGTTCGCCAACGCGCGCGCCGCGTTGCGCATGTTCGACAGCGCGAAATCCGACCGCCTGACCAGCGACTGGGGTTCGCACCCGGTCCCTGCCGAAACCATCATCCGGCTGCACCAGCGCGTCCTGGTCGCCCGCTCGCGCGAGCAGTGCGCGAACAACGATTACGCCCGCAAGTTCCTGGCCCTGTGCCGCACCAACATCGTCGGGCCGCAGGGCGTGACGCTGCACGGCGAGGTCAAGCTGAAGGACGGCACCCTGGACGCCGAGTCCAACCGGGCCATCGAAGCCGCGTTCGCTGACTGGGGCCACAAGAACACCGCCGACATCGCCGGCAAGAACAGCTGGCGCGCGATCCAGGCCGCCGCCATCGTCAGCGCGGCCAAGGACGGCGAATTCATGTTCAGGAAAATCTACGGGAAGAAAGCCGGCAAGTACGGTTTCGCCCTGCAGATGCTTGACCCGCAGCGCTGCCCGATTGACCTGGACCGTTTCGACCTGGACAACGGGAATTTCATCCGTTCCGGCATCGAATACACCGAGTTCGGCCGCCCCGTCGCGTTCTACTTCAACGTGGTCAAGGAATCGCAGGCGTTCTGGAACTACCAGTACGCCGGCAACTCGTTTCATCGCATCCCAGCCGACGAGATCATCCACGGTTATCTGGAAGAAATCGTGGGCCAGAAGCGCGGCCTGCCATGGATGGCCACGTCTCTGTTCCGCATGAAGCAGCTGCAGGGCTTCGAAGACGCAGCCATCGTCAACGCTCGCATCGGCGCGGCCAAGATGGGTTTCCTGCAGTGGGCCGACGGCACTGGGCCGCTGGACCCCGAAGACGAAGCGCCGGAAATCGAAGCCGAGGCGGGCACGTTCCACGAACTGCCGCCTGGCCTGACGCTGAAGGAATTCAACCCGGCGTATCCGGCCGGCGAGTTCGGACCGTTCATGAAGCACGTCCTGCGGTCGTTCGCGGCCGGCGTCAGCGTGCCCTACAACGAACTGGCGGCCGACCTGGAGGGCGTTAACTTCAGTTCCATCCGCCAGGGCACGCTGGACAGCCGCGAGCACTGGAAAGAGCTTCAGGAATGGCTGATCGAGAGCCTGATTCAGCCCGTGTTCGAATCCTGGCTGCCGGAAGCGCTGCTGCGCCGCCGCGTGGTCACGGAAGACGGCCTGGCGCTGCCGGCTGAGAAAATCGACCGCTACATGGCCGTGTGCTGGCAGCCGCGCCGCTGGCAGTGGATCGACCCGCGCGCGGACGTGGATGGCGCAGTCGAGGCGATCAGCCACGGCCTGGCGTCGCCCAGTCAGATCATCCGCGAGCAGGGCCGCGACCCGCACGCCGTCCGCGTCGAAACCGCGCGCGATGTGCGCGCCATGATCGACGCCTACGTGGCCGAGGGCATCGACCAGAAGACCGCCACCGACCTGGTGCTGCTGGCCATGGGCAAGCCCGTGCCGCCGCCACCGAAACCCGCTGCCGAATCCACCTCGAAGGCCAACTGATGGACAAAATCGCTACCCGTTTGAAAGAGATTCAGGAGCGTGGCGGCATGCGCCGTGACGCCACTGTGTCGAGCATCGACCAGGACGCCCGCACCGTCGAACTGTCGTTTTCCAGCGAAACCGAAAAGGTCGAACGCTGGTATGGCATCGAAGTGCTGGGCCACGACGCCGGCGAAATTGATTTCAGCCGCCTGAACAACGGCGCACCGATCCTGTGGATGCACGACCTGCGCGACCAGCGCGGCGTCGTGGTCGAGGGTTCCGCCCGCATAGACGGCGACCGCATCGCGCGCTGCACGGCGCGGTTCAGCCGCAGCGAGGAAGGCGACAAGCTGTTCCAGGACATCGTGGACGGCATCACCACGAAGGTTTCCGTGGGCTACAGCGTCACCGGCATGCGGCTGGTGGAAGAACGCGACGGCGTGGACGTGTACCGCATCACCGCCTGGCAGCCCTACGAAGTCAGCATGGTCAGCGTGCCGGCCGATGACGACGTGGGCGTGGGCCGCAGCGCGGGAAACCCACCACAAGATGAAGCCGGAACGCCGGCGGATACTCCATCAAAACCAGCAGTACAAGTTACCGTTAAGGAACAACGACATATGACCCCTGAAGAAATTGAAGCACGCGAGACGGCAGCCCGTACTGCTGGCGAAAAGGCCGCCAACGAGCGCGCACGCAAGATCACCGAAATGGGCGAAAAGTTCGGCTACCCCGAGCTGGCCCGCGCCGCCCTGACCGACGGCAAGAGCGTGGAAGACTTCCGCGACATCCTGCTGGACGCGCAGAACAAGCGCGAGCAGCGCGCCCTGAACGACCAGTCCAAGGACGCCGACATCGGCCTTGACGACAAGGAAGTGCGCCAGTTCTCGCTGCTGAAGGTCGTACGAGCCCTGGTCGAGCCGACCGACAAGCGCGCCCAGGAAGACGCGGCCTTCGAATTCGAAGCGTCCCGCGCCGCAGCCAAGCGCGCCGGCCGTGAAACCGAGCGTTTCATGATCCCGTCGGACGTGCTGACCCGCGCGATGAATTCGAACTCCAGCGGCGCTTCGAACGCCGACACCGGCGGCTACAGCATCGCCAACACGATGCTCACCAGTTCGTTCATCGACATCCTGCGCAACAAGGCGGTGCTGATGCAGCACGCCCGCACCATCGGCGGCCTGAAGGGCACCATCGACATCCCGCGCCAGACCGCAGCCGCACAGGGCTACTGGCTGGGGGAAGACGACGACGCGAGCGAAACCGGCATCGGCCTGGGCCAGATTTCGATGTCCGCCAAGACCGTCGCGGCGTTCAGCGAAATCACCCGCAAGCTGATGATGCAGTCGAGCCTGGATATTGAAGCCATGCTGCGCTACGACCTGGCGACCCAGCTGGCCCTGACCATCGACAAGGCCGGTTTCTACGGCACCGGCAGCGACCACCAGCCCCTGGGCCTGGCCAACCAGACCGGCATCAACGCCAAGGCGTTCGGCACCGCTGGCAAGCCGACCTACGCCGAACTGGTGGACATGGAAACGCAGATCGCGCTGTCCAACGCCGACGTGGACAGCATGGTCTACATCGCGAACGCCGGTTTCCGTGGTTACGCCAAGACCGCGCTGAAGTTCCCGACCAGCTCCAGCGATGCGACCATCTGGGAACCGGGCAAGACCGTCAACGGCTACAGCACCGACATCACCAACCAGATCGCGGCCGGCGATGTGTTCTTCGGTAACTTCGCGGACCTGCTGATCGGCATGTGGGGCGGCCTGGAACTGATGGTGGACCCGTACAGCGGCAGCAAGAAAGGCCGCATCCGCCTGGTCGCCTTCCAGGACGTGGACGTGGCAGTGCGTCGCACCGCGTCGTTCACCCTGGGCCGCTGATCTAAGCGCACAGACTGACGAAAATGGCCGCCTACCCCGGCGGCCATTTTTCTAAGATCGAGGAAATTTCACCATGAAACAGAACGTTCACCTGGTCGTCACGTCGGCCTTCATGCTGGCCGGCGACATGGCCGTGGAAGGCGACATCGTGGAAGTCACGAACGCCGAAGCGCGCGACCTGCTGGAGCGCGGCAAGGCCCGCGTGGCGACCGCTGAAGATGGCGTGCAGGCCGAGCCGGAAGCCGACGAAGCCGAGCCGGAATCCGAAGCCGAGCCGGAAGCGCCGGCCAAGGCCAAGAAATAATTTCACCACCAAGGAATCCACCACATGAACGCATTGCAACTGAAACCGCTGGTCGTTCCGGCCCGCATCACCGCAACCACCAACGGACCGGCAATCGACCTGCGCAGCTATGACGGCCGCGCCATGATCGCCCTGAATTCGGGCGCGACCGAAGGCGCTGGCCAGACCCTGGACGTGAAAATCCAGCACAGCGTTGACGGCACGACCGGCTGGACCGACGCCACCGTGTCGCCGGGCGGCGGCAACCTGGCATTCGCCCAGGTGACGAACGCCGGCGCGTCGTCGCAGGTCATCGAGTTCATCACCAAAGACCTGAAGCGCTACGTGCGCGCCGTGCAGACCCTGGGTGGCGCATCGCCGGCCGTCACCGCGTCCGTGTCGCTGATCGCGAAGGCGCAGGGCGTCTAAGCCATGAGCCCGGCCTGGGACAATCTGGACGACTTCCTGCAGTTGGACGACTTCGCCGTCCCTGCGGTCGTCCAGTTCCAGGCTGGCGGCCAGCGTGCCGTCAAGGGCGTGTTTGACGACCCGTCCCTGACTGCCAAGCTGGGCGGCTACGAGCGCGACGACAACCAGGTGACGCTGACCGTGAAGGCCAGCGACGCCGCCGGCGTCCGTCGCGGCGATACCGTCACCGTGGCTGGCAGCACGTACGACGTGCTGACCACGCCCAAGGCCGACGGCACTGGAATGGCGGCGATACCGCTGGCTGCGCAATGATCGACCTGGAGATTGACGGCCACCAGCTGGACCGGCTTGTGCTGGACATGGCGGCGACCGAGGACCAGGCCCGCCTGGCGCTGCGGTCCACGCTGAGCAAGATGGCCGCCTGGCTGCGCGTCCGTTCCGTCAAATCGCTGTCCAAAGAACTGAAACTGCAGCAGGCCATCGTGCGTCGTCGCCTGCGCGCCGTGAAGTTCAAGCAGACCCCGGACGGCGGCGCGGCCAAAGTCTGGTACGGTCTGAACCCCGTGGACCTGATCTGGATGAAGCCGAAGGAAAACAGCCGTGGCGTGTCGGCCCAGGGTGGCCGGTTCGTGCAGGGCGGCTTCATCGCGTCGAAACAGGTGTTCAAGCGCGCGGGCGCGGCCCGGCTGCCGATCCAGAAGCAGAGCGACGCCATCGCCAAGCCGGCCGAAAAGACCATCACCACCGCCGGCATCATGAGCGCCGACTTTGAGCGGCAATTCTGGAAAACCTTCGAACACGAACTGAAATGGCGAACACGCTGACCGAATGCGACCTGGACGCGCTTCACGCGGCCATGGAATCCACCATTGCGGCGGCATTCCCGTCGCTGCAGCGCGTCAGCTTCGATGAAATCGACCGCGAGAACATCCCGCTGCCGTGCTGCTTCCTGGACTGCGCCGACATGGACGCGGACATGGACGCGCGCGACCCCGGCACCGAGCAGCAGGCCATGACGGCGCGCTATGAGGCGCGGTTTGTCGTCGGCATGCGCACGCCCAGGGCCAAGCAGGAGGCCCGCAAGCTGGCCACCGCGTTCGCAGCATTCCTGCGCAAGCAGCTGCGCTGGCCGCCGGCCAAGTCCGGCCATGCCGTGGTTATCGGCTGCTACCGTGACGACTTCAACCCGGTCCTGGACCAGTATGAGGTCTGGCGCGTCGAGTGGACGCACGTTCTGCATTTCGGCCAGTCCGTGTGGGCCGGTGAAGGCCCGCCGATCCCGACCACCGTATTCCTGGGCATGGTCCCTGAAATCGGTCCGCAGCACGTCGAGGACTACGACCAGGTGGCCCCATGATCGGCGAACTGGATCGCCGCCTGGCCAACATCGTCCGCGTCGGCACCATCGCCGCGCTGGACGAGGCCGGCGCGCGCGCCAAGGTGGACCTGGGCGACATCACCACCGACTGGCTGCCGTGGGCAACCGCCCGCGCCGGCGGCGACCGCAGCTGGTCCGCCCACGAAGTCGGCGAGCAGGTCATGGTGCTGGCCCCGTCGGGCGAACTGGCATCGGCCGCGATCATGGGCGCGATCCCGCAGGACGCGCACCCCGCGCCGGCTAGTAGCAAGGACCACACTCGCTATGAGTGGAGCGACGGCGCGTATGTGGACTACGACCGCGCCGGCCATGTGCATCGCCTGGACGTGCCGGCCGGCGGCAGCATCACGCTGCACATCGGCGGCACGACCCTGAAACTGGAGGACGGCAAGGCCACGCTGACCA